GATCCAGATGTCGCGTTTAACGTAAAGTTTAATACTGCTGAAGGACTACATACTTTAAAAGCATGTCAAGCATGCGCTGATGAAGTTAATGATGTTCTTAAAGCTATTGAGGAGGCAAGAAATGACTCTGCCATATGAACGTAGATGGGCCGTTGACAATACCCGAGTTTTGTTATATAATTTATTAGATCCAAAGAAAACACCACGTGTTCCGTCAGCAGTAAGAAAAGAAGCACATCGATGCTTAAGACATTATCCTGGCGAATACCATATGGACCAAGCAAGACAGCAAGCTCCAATGGTCTTTGGAAATTGGGAGGACATGAAAGATGGCTAAAGATTACAACCCTTTTGATTTTATGAATGCAGTATCTTTTACTAAAGAAGATCTGATTAAAAATCATGATACGCCTGATCAAATAGAAAAACAATTTACTCCCTACGTAGTTAATCGTGGTTTTACTAACTTTGAAGATACTATTCTTCATGCTAATGAAATGAATATGCGACATCATCTGTTTCATGCAGCTCAATTCGATTATTATCGAGGTGCTTTACGCAAACGTAAACGTTTCTCAAAATGGCCGAAAGCTGATAAAAGTACAGATCTTGATGCTATTCAGGAAGTATATAAATGTAATCGTACAGTCGCAAAGCTTTATTTTAAAGCGTTATCAAAAGATGATATGAAATCTATTAAGAACAAACTGACTCTAGGTGGAGTTTCCAAATAGAATAAATATATTGGATGCAACATTTGACGCATCGTGATAACAACTAAAAATAATTTAAAATAAGGTGCTGTACGTTATGGAAACAGAAGACATTTTCAAAGGTGTCGGTATAGAAGTTTCGCTTCCTTCCCCAGATAGTTTTTTAAAAGTTAAAGAGACTTTAACAAGAATTGGCATTTCTTCTCGTAAAGAAAAGAAGTTATATCAAACATGCCACATTCTTCATAAACAGGGAAGATACGCAATTCTACATTTCAAGGAATTGTTTATACTCGACGGAAAAAAGAATACATTTACAGAAGAAGATAAAGCAAGACGTAATACGATTGTTAAACTTCTGGAAGAATGGGAGTTATGTTCTATTGTGCATGCAGATGCTACAGGCGAACTTGCTGCTCCTCTTAATCAAATCAAAATTTTATCACATAAAGAAAAATCAAATTGGACACTTGAAGCTAAATATAATATTGGGAAAAAGTAAATTATGAATGTATATAAGGTGAATGAACGGGCAGAAGTGCCTGAGTACGCGACAGCTGGATCAGCTTGTTTCGACATTAAAGCATGTATTAAGAATGGACAAAGACTACGTTCATATAACGCATTTAATAAAGAAATGCAAATTGTGGTCAAGGGTGTTGGTAACAATCCAAACTCATTTCAATTACCTCCAGGAATTCGCGTATTAGTACCAACCGGTCTAATCTTTGATATTCCTGAAAAGCATGTAATGAAGATGTATATCCGCTCCAGTCAAGCTCTAAAGAAAGGGTTGACAATGGTAAATGGAGTTGGCATAATCGATTCAGATTATGTAGAAGAATCTTTCATGATGCTAGAAAACGTTTCAGATAGCATGGCTCTAATCGAGCATGGCGAACGTATTGTTCAATGTTTAATCGAAAAAACTCTTCGTACTAAGATAGTAGAAACAACAGATAAACCAGGAATCAAAACTGACCGTGATGGTGGCTTTGGTTCAACAGATGAATAAAGGTTATTACAAAAAGTAATAACTTTTTTACTAGATATACAATTTTTGTATATAAATAAACGTGTAAGAATGCTGAATTATCGGGTTCTTACATGTTAAACCGGTCGGATTTAATCGACCAAATAATAATCTTGCTTAATTTAAAGGAGATAGCAATATGACTAATACACGAAGAATGACAACAGACTTGTTAACCGATCCATTTTTTATTGGATTTGATAGAGTTCTAAATAGAATGCAGAACTCAACACCAGGTCAAACGAATTACCCTCCATATAATATCGTAAAGTTAGACGACGAGAGATACACGATTGAGATCGCTGTAGCTGGCTTTGATGAGGATGAAATCGAAATTGATCTAAAAGACGGAGTTCTTAATGTTCTCGCTGAGAAAACAAATAAGAACGAGGTACAATACCTACACAATGGTATTTCCGCTAGAGCTTTTAGACGTTCATTTACTCTTTCAGACACGATTGTAGTTAATGGAGCAGATCTAGTAAATGGTATCTTGTCCATTGAATTAGAAAACGTAATACCTGAAGAGAAAAAATCTCGTAAGATTAACATCGGTCAAAAAGTTAAGTCTGGTAAAAAGACGCTTTTAAACGAATAATCGCCGGCCTAAAGGAGGGCCACGCCAAATGAACAGAGTAATTTCCTATATTAAGGAATGTGACGGCCACTTTTGTGATATGGTAGCTCAAACTGCATTAACAGTCATTACCATTGGAGTAATGATATTATGTGTAAGCTCTATAGCATAATTAGATAACGAACTAGAAACGGAGGTAGTTTTTAAATTATCTCCGTTTTTTTATGCGACTGAGTTTGGTAATCCGTATTGAAATACTGAATCTGTTTTTCCGCTGCCGCCGCCGCCACCAAAGCTAATTTGTGTAAGTTCACTTCCACCTTGTTGTACTACAGTTGGTGCGATATGAGGAGCATTATTATTAAGTATAGTTACATTGTTATTCTGACCATCTAATAATAGACTACCATCTCGAAGATTTGAATTAGATCTAAATTGTTTTAGATAATCCTCTAATTCTATAATCATCTCCTGATTTTTTTGATACTCATCTTCTGCTCTAATAAGAGCATCAAGCTCTTGACCTTCTTTTAGCCGAGTAACATATTCTGATCTTGCGCCAGGTTTTTCAACAACAGTTCCTCTGCCAAAATTACCAAGATTTGTACCAGGCTTCATAAGTTGAGCTCCGGTATTTGGATCAAATTTACCAGCATTTTTCTCATCCCAGGCCTGTTGTGCATATACCTGTACAATTCCAGTACCCTTAGGTCTTGGCTCAACACTTTGTCCTGTAAGAATCTTCTTATCTTCTGCTGATGGAGTTAGACCAAATAATGCTTTTGCTAACATTACACCGAAAACTTCAGGACTTGCAAATGCACCGGCCAAGCCAAATACAATACCGCCTCCTAAAGCACCCCAAGGACCACCAACCATAAATCCAAAGGCAGAACCAATAGCACCAGCCGCAAACCCAGTAAACAACGGCCCGATAATAGGACCTATTCCTGCTATTTTCTTATCGTCTGTATCGTATGATCCATCAGTATTATTTAAAATATTATATATTCTATAAGCGTCATAAACTGAAATAACAACACTGAGAATACCAGCGCCTTTTAGTATTCCTGAAAATATTTTAGAATATTTTGGATCTAGTGTTTTTTGCAAATATTTTAAAGCATCAGCGTCACTAGTAAAACCACCTTTAGTATTTTGAAGTCTATTTTTAGAATCAAATTTAAACTTGTTTGGTGCAGCTTTTTGAGCATCTAATCTTACTTGAGATTTATCAAAGCCTTCAATTGTACCTGGAGGACCACCGCCATTTTTTGGAACTTTTACTGTTGGTTTAGGGTTAGGTGTTTGACCACCTCTAAGCCCATCGTCTGGCGGACCAGTAGGCCCATAATTTTTTGGTGTACCGCCATCGACATCATCTGCGCCAGGACCAAAGAATTTATAGTACCAAGGTCTACCTTTTGCGTCTGGTTTCATGCCTTTATCTAAGTCGGCAGTCATTTTTTTAAACTTATATCTTACTGCATCGACTGCTAAACCTGCCAGCCTGATCGACAGACCAAGTATAGGAAACGCAGCCAAAGCTACAGCTGCTATTGTTTCCCAGTTCATATTTCTGATACTTTCAAACGTAGTATTTAATGACGCAAGATTTGTATTTAAATTACCCAAATTAGTTTTAAAATTGTCTAAAGGTCCTTCCGGCGCGACAAACGCATCAAATTCCGTCTTCATTTTTTCAATTGAAGGACCAATAGAATCTAATGTATTAAAGGTAGAGTCTTTAACACCAAGTTCTTTTAATAACGGTCTTAGTCCGCCATATGAATCGATAAATCCTTTTAGAAAATTATAACCAACAAAACCAACACCGGCCCCTATTAATATGTTTTTGAGTGAAAAAGTCTTTGCAAGCGAATCTCCGATTTTATCAATAGCGTTGTTAAAATCTTTTTTCTGCCCACCGGATGAATCATCATAGTCGTCAGTTTGATTAGCAGTGGGTGAGGGTGTAACTTCGTCAAATTGTTCTTGAGTTCTGGCTCTTTCTGCAGCGTCAGAAGCAATACCCACTTGGGCTTTCATCATTTGGGTTTGTTCTATTACATTCGCATTAATACTTTGAAATAATCCATCGAATTTTTCAAGCTTAACATTTAAAGACTTAACAGAGTTTGTCTCACTATTTCTAATGAGATCTCCTTCGGCCTTTAACCTATCTATAATAGCTTGTGTATCTTCTGAATAAGCCATGTTTTATTTCCTTTAATATTAGTCTGCTTTTTGTGACTCAAGAAAGTCTACTATCATATCAA